GTGGGGTGCACTGCCAAGTGCACCCCACGGATCGGTATGTCCGGGGACACACAAATCCCCACTAGATAGCCCGAAGACTACCCCTTCAGCTCATAGAGCTGAGGCCCACCTGATCTTGATGTCGACGGATTCAGGACGTCCATAACGTTCTAAGTGCTTCGCATCAAAGATTGGATCTGATCCTCTCTTGAGGAAGAACTTAAGTAGGGCACCATGACCATCCAGTTTAGATGGTCTGGGCCGGGAAGCCTTCACCATCCCCTTAACAAGAGGACGATGAAGGTCAGCACAGATTCTCTGGGTTTCATACCCGAGGAAACTGTGCCGCCCTACTACTTGAGATGTTTCAAGAACAGTAGGAAGAGGGGCTAGTCTCCTCACATACTGATCTAGGAAATCAGCAGTTTTCCAGAGGCCTGCCTTGTAAAAGGCATTCCTCATAGAAACAGCTGAAATCATCTCAGAAGCGTCACTCCGATGTGTCGGTAAGCTACGACGACAGTAAGTGACAGTCACGTCACTGCCATCATAGTAGTCCCGACCGCAGCTCTCTCTGAATTTCCCGGTCCAGAAAGACTTAGCGGTGTTTACTTTCATGCCATAGGCTGAAAGCTCACTCACAACGGAACGCACATATTCTGTGGGGACAATGATATCATCCCCATAGACGCGCACCAATCTCAGGATACGATGTAAATCGCTCTGAGATAAGCGTCGATTGAGCTCTCTTTGAATACCGATTAAGGTCACAGTCAGAAAGACCATAGCCTCGAAAGGGAAACAGAGAGCTGAACCCATAGACGCGAACTTGGTTAGGGGTATAACCCCAAAACCAGGTACGTCTGCCCGTGTACTGCGACAAGCAAACACAGCCTTCCGCAAGGAAGGAAAGTTTGCGAGAAGCACGTCGACGAGCAGGCTTGAGACACGGTCAGAAGCATCAGATAAGTCAATCGTCGCAAGACGACCACTTATCGATCCTTCTCTGGCCATTCGCTGGTTAGGCGTTTGGTCAGTAAACCCAACTGCATTGTTAAGGAAACTACTCCCTTCCAATGCAGGCACAAGAATTTCTAGTATGGACTGTTGTGCATATTGCATGCACGCCGGTTCCATAGCTATGATTCTTGGTGTCTTAAGCGTTTTAGGAACCGAGATCACCTTTACTGGTGTTTCGGCTTCGGGTTCGCAGAAGTCGATACGCTCGAGCTCTTCGTTGAATCCATAGTTACAGATAATGAAATCTGCGGCTGGGAAACATTCGTCGAGTCTGCGTGGCCAGGTTGACTGCTCAAACTTTGCGTTGCCGTAAAGTTTGTCGGCGGTGCTGCCTGAACCATGTTTGGGGATGAGTTCGCATTTGTGGGTCGAAAGATCCACATCAGCAAGAACACTACCCCAAAGGCGACCGCACATATCAGCAAAATCAGTGATCTTAGCTGATCCGTTGACAGATGCGGTAAACCTTTCGACTTCTGACTCACACTCGATGTACTTTGCATAAGCATTCCTTTCGCGCTCAGAAGAGCATGGTAGGAGAATCTTCTTAAACATCAGAGTAATCTGACGCACAAAGAAGATTGCAGTATGCGAAGGAGCATCAAGCAATCGACCACTAGTACGGTCAAACACCTGGTCACAGAAACCCCCGAGAAATCGAGGGAGACTGCCCCGTTTCTTAAAACTAAGAAACAGGTGAGGACCAACCACACCATCGTCAAGGGCTCTTTCAAAGTCCCTGGCAAAGGTGGGAAGGGTTATCGTTAAAAATGATACCCCTTCGTGGTTGACACGTCTCGTGATTGTTTCAAGATCACGAGTGGTGCTAGTGCAACACCATATGCTGGCATCTGCCAGCACGGACTGCGAAAGCGACATTAGGCTTTTCATCTTACCTCATAACATATGGGGTTAAAGATCCATAGCCAATGACAGGAGCACTAGCTCCTCCGCGGACATAGTCCGTATCTGACTACCGCTTTTCGGGCGGAGTCACCTCAGGTTGTTTTAGCCTCTCGACTAAAACTTTCTCAAGCTGCTGCGTGCCCTGGTGGAAAAGCCAGAGCAGAGCAACTGAAAGGGCGAGTCTCACGACTCTCCCCCGAGAAACTGGGTGATTTTAGCCCCTGACGAGGCAGTCAGATAGGTCATCATCCCATCGACAAGCTGCTTGGCCTCAGCCACAGTATAACCTGTGACTGGCACATCGACGACCAGATAGGCACTCATAGAGTACCTATTGTTCTGGCCGGCAGTGAGCGGATCGGCGGCGATCTTGGCGACGTCGAATCGAAGGCTCCGACGAATACGATTTTTCGTAGTCGTATGAGCGATCTTTTCGACGGTCAAGCCATCATTGGACTGAAATTGTCCAGTGAAGGCACCGGAGCTAACTCTCGGAAGAGAGATAGCAACGGAGTTGATCGTGATAGATTGAGGATCGGAGAATGCCATTGGCATCACTTTCTTCAGTTTAGCAGATAATTCTGCCGTGGGGTTACAGGGAGGACCCTGGGTGAGTTAGCTCTAACGAGCCAGCTAGCCTCGGGAAATTCCGAGAGCCGCTATTATGGAAAGCTGTCTCGGGGTAAAACTACCCCAATCCAGCCCAAATCCATAAGGTGTTGCAACTGCGCGCTGCTTAGTCACAGCAGACTGGGTTTGCGCAGTAGCGATAACTTGTCCGTCTTTTAGACGGAGGCCGCTACCACTCCACGTCTGTGTCCTGGTTTGTGTAGCCATGACATAGCCGTAATGCAAAATGGTGCCGTCAAGTGCAAACGACTGGAGATTATGAATAACGTCTCCAGCGTTTGTGACCCAATCGACGGCCCAGGACCACGGGGCAAGTTGCCATAATACCTCAGGCGTTGGCCTAGCACCATAAAGATGCTGAGCCTGCGCCTCGTAGTACCTCCATTCGTTGACTTGTGAGTCAGGAACAGGTAGGTAATACGTAAAGGCACCTGAAAACCATACATCCACTGTATAAGTGGTGGTCTTCAGCAATTTGCCAGGTGCTTCAACACAGTTGAACGGGACAGCCGGATCACCATACCAGCTGCCCAGATTCTCAACAGATGTTGTAGTGGAAGAATATACCCGATTATGACGACGAACATGT